ACTAAAAAGAAAACAACCAAAAAAGCGAAAGGTAAAAAATAATGCAACCATCATTGATTGATTTTTGGAGTTATAGCAGCCTTACGTTGTTTCTGCGTAATCGTCTCGCTTTTAAGAAAACATATATTTTAAAGCAATATGACAACGAAAGCTCATCTGCTGCAGTTGTTGGTAAGGCTGGGCACAAAGCGCTCGAGCACTACCTGAAAATGGGCACAGGTGATGTGCACGAAGCTATCGAGGCCGGGCACCGCTACATTGCAAGCGTCTCAGATATTGAGATAAATTATGGCAAAACAGGTAGCCGCGAGGCAATCATAAAAGCATACACGTACGCTATTGATGCCTATTTCTCAGAGCTACCTGATTTTGGCAAAGTGCTTGGGGTTGAAGAAAGTATCACCACGCCAGTGAAAGATCGTAATGGAAATGCATTACCAATGCCTCTCAAGAGCGTCTCTGATGTTATTGGCGAAGACAAGAACGGTGATATTTGGGTGCACGATCATAAGTTTGTGAAGAGCTACTCTGATGGCTCAGAAGATAAAGCTGTGCTGATAATTCAGGGACTATTCAACGCGCACACTATTGAGGCGAAGTATGGCCGCATGCCGAAGGGTATCATATTCCATGAGTGTAAAACGAGCGCAAATAAAAATGGCGACGCACAGGTACAGCCGTACGTGCTTGAGTTTAATGAGCCTGCGCATTTTGCGGTGTTTTACCAGCTCATAAATGACTGTACTAAAGAGATACGCAAGCCAGATGTAATGTTTCTGCCTAACCCGCAGGATATGTTCGATGGCCAGGCTAGCTTTGACATTTACCGCCAAGGCTTGATCGGCGTAGAGGCGCCGCTACCTACGCAGCACAAAACAAAAGATGTTGCATTTGTCGAGAAGACTTTTGTGCCAAGTAAAGTAGATCTACCAGAAAACGTGAACCTCACACCTGAAGAGAAAATTAAAGCCAAGATGCTTGAGTTTGGCATTACGGTTGATATGAAAAAGACGAGCGTAGGCGCTGCTATTACGCAATATACATTCAAGGTAGGCCGTGGGCGCAAGTTGAGCGACATAGAGCGTTACAGTAAAGATCTGCAGTACACGCTGGAAGCTGATAGTATACGCGTCGAGGCGCCAATACCGGGCACCGCACTGGTTGGCGTTGAGGTACCGAGCACCGTGCGTACTAAAATTGATTTCAACGAAGATAAGCACCTAGTGCCAGGCACGCTCAATGTACCTGTTGGTGTCAACGTACATGGTAAGGTGATCCATAAAGATTTAGCTGAGATGCCACACTTAATGATTGCAGGTAGCACTGGCGCCGGTAAGTCGGTTATGCTCAACGTGCTAATTCATAGCATCACGAAACAGCTCAGCAGTACGGATTTAGGCTTGGTGCTCATTGACCCAAAGCGCGTGGAGCTGTCGCATTTCGCCAGCTTGCCACACTTGCTCAGTGAGGTTATCTATGATACCGACAAAGCACATGCTGCACTCACATGGATGGTGGAAGAAATGGACGACAGGTATGAGACACTACACGCTGCCGGTGCACGTTTTATCGACGACTACAACGCTAGCCAATCTGTAAAAATGCCTAAAATCGTAGTTGTTATTGATGAGTTTGCCGATCTGATGCTCAGTGGTGGTAAAACTGTTACAAAAGCACAATTCACTGAGCGCACCGAGCGTGATGGCCACGGCAAAATCTTGGCAAAATATAAGGAAAAAACACAAGACGAAAAACCATCAGCTGAGCAATTGCTCGTAAAGCTTGCACAAAAGTCTCGTGCTGTGGGCATACATCTAGTGTTGGCCACACAGCGCCCGAGTGTGGACGTTGTGACTGGACTGCTCAAGGCAAACATACCTACTAAAATAGCATTTATGACCACCAATAAAGTAAACAGTGTTGTGATACTCGACCAAGGTGGTGCTGAGGAATTAACAGGTAAAGGTGATATGCTATTTCTAGATCCATCACAGAAGGGGCTGCAGCGCCTGCAGGGGTTGTATGCGTGATGACGGCAGCAAACCCAATCAAAGGCATACTACGCAAGCCAATGCGCAAGCAGCTGCGCAAACGTAAAGTTAGAAAAGTGAACCCGATACACGCAATAAGGAGGGCAACGAAGTGAACCACCAGGAAATACTAAGAAAGGCAATCATAAAAGCCATTGAGGGTGGGTGGAGTGAGTACGGTGATATGTCTGGCAACCCTAATGCGCCCAACTATCTTTTGTTTTACGAAGAATCGCCCGATATATACACATGGCTTTTTTCGCACGACTTTGCCAAGGCTTTGTGGCGAGACATAGTAATAAATGGTGTTGAAGTTTTGATAGATGAAAACGCACCCACAAATATGTTCTATGGTATGCCGGCTGCTCCGTTTACTGCTAAAAAACCGTGGCAATACCACCTACAACAAATGGTAGTAGCAGATGACCCGATAGAATATTTAGGGGCGCACATATGAAAAAGCAACAACTTACGACAAAACAACAAGAGGCTGTAGATTTCTTCAAAAATCACAAACGCATATTTGGGCGCTACCCTACATTTGCAGAGGTTGGTGCAGCATTGCACATAGCACCTGCAGTAGTGCGTAGCCGTATACTGTTGGCTGAGAAAAAGGGGGTGAAGCTAGATAGATATAAGCTCAATAAAAAAGAGAACTAGCACAGGGTTGGCTGATGCTAGTCTCTTGCAGACAGTATATCAATAAATTAAGGGGTTGGATATGAAAAAAGTTGAAATAGTGGAAAAAAGATCGAGGCACCAGTGGTATGACTATATAACGCCAGTGCTTGGTATAAAGTGGGGCGCAGAAATAACGCTGATTGTTTATGGCTATATGAACCAGTCGCCGGGGCTGCAAGCTGCCGCGGTGATCGTGGGAGTATACTTATTTTTAGAATGGTGCCAGATGGCCTGGTGCGAGTTTAAAAGGAGGGAGCAGATATGAATGTTTCGAGGGCACAGTTTGAGTTTGTAATGCAAGAGCTCACTGCTGGACGTAGCGTGAAAGATGTAGCAATTGCACACATAATGAGCGAGCGCCAAGTGCATCGCATAAAAGAGGCGGGAACTTGGGGGCGTTGGCCGTACATCGTTGCTAAAACAAAGCACGGCTACAACACGCCAGAGTACCGAAAATACTTGAAACGTCGCGGCTTACCGCTTACCCCACCGGCAAAGGTAACTGTTGGCGTACTCAGGTATAAAAATGGCAATACTGTTTTTGGGATAGAAGTAGAAAAACTGCAGAAAAAGCGGTCACTACTACATCGGATATTAAGGATTAAGTAGGTGGATCCGCTGCCATTTTTGTTCGGGGCTGTACTGATTTTTGGTGCGGTACAGCTCGGGACGTACTACGTTTATGTGCGAACACGACCAAAGCCACCGGCAAAAGGCCTTGGCAAAATCAAACAAAAAGATTTTATAACGCTACCAATACCAGATACAAAACAATAAAAGTATTGACAAAATGTTACCACTGTGGTAACATGAAATAGCATTGATAATAACATAAACAAGGAAAAACAAAATGCAATGGATTACAAACAAAATCAAGAAAGCCGTACCAGTTATAGAGCGAGCCGTGATATGGGTTGTGCGCGTAGCCTTTGAAATATTAAAGCTATCAGCACTTGCCTACATGGTTATGCACCTAATTGTTGCGGCTTTTGTTATTGAGGTGGTGCTGGCGAGTATTGTCGTATTTACGAGCCTATATTTCACTACTCTGAAAAGGTAATGCTATAATGGGTGTGAACCTTGAAAGGGGAAAAAAGGCAGCGCCATCGACCGTACCTGATGCCGACATAATGCGTACAATAATTGCAACAGTGATAGCGGTAGTTATAGCCCTATTACTCCATAATATACAGGAGGTAGAGCTATCAACTGTAAGCAAACCAAGCTCTACAGTAGATCAAAGGCCGGCACGCGCAGAGGTTTCGCCAGTCGCGAAAGCCTCTGGTAAAGGTGGTACAAAAAAGGCCACTGTGAAAATAGTGCCACGGGTCGATGAGACACCTATAGCCGATACTGCCAGCCCATCTTGGGCGGTGAAAACGTCGCCACACCCGCAGGTGAGCGTGGGTGCCATTAACCGCATGCTTGCTCATCTGCAGAAAAAAGGCCTCAGCAAGCAGGGCGCCGCATACCTAACTGGTAACTTCATTGGCGAAAGCCATCTAGTACCGTGCGGCAATGTTGGCGACGGCGGCCAAGCTGAGGGCTTTGCTCAGTGGCACCCAGGCAGGCGCTACGATATGCCCTGTGGCTTTATAGAGCAGCTTGATTGGGCGATAGATGTTGAAATGGTGCGAGATAGCGCTGGAAGCTATCCATGCCTGTGTGAGGCTCTTAAAACGTCTGACACAGCACTTATCATGCTACGCCTGCAACAATGGGAGCGCTGGGGGTTGCTTGGCAATAGGTGGATTTACGCAACTAATATATACTCACAGCTATGATAGAGTTTCGACTTGATGGCATTGTGCCGAGCAAAAAGAATAATCGTCGCCTTTTCGACGTAGACGGCCGTAAGACAAGCGCACCGAGCAAAGAGCATGACGCATGGTTTCAAGTACAGAAACAGCTGCTGCAGCTCACTATACGCGGTTACGAGCTACCTATAGCAGTCGAGCCTGTGTACATCGCCTATGTGTTTGTAATGCCGGACAGAGTGCAGCGTGATCTGAGCAATATGCAACAAAGCATAGAGGATTTGATCAGCACGAAAGGCAAGGGCAAAAAACAGGGTGTGGGCATCATTCACGACGACTGTTGGCGCTACCTGCAGACGGCAGGTGCATTGGCAAAATATAGTAAGGGTGAGGCGTATGCATTGGTGGCGATAGAGGATGAGCTAGAACCATTGCGAAAATGGCTTGACAACCATATTTAAATTAGTTACCATAGTGGTAACATTGCAGTAAAAAGAGAGGGTTGGCGATGTATCTAAGCAAAGCAAAAATTGAGGAACTTATCAAGGTCGCAGCAGAGCATGACGGCCACTGTGATAGGTGTCTACGAGTAATCAAAGTATATAAATATCCTGTGAGCCGGACAATGGCAAAAATCATGCGCGAAATGGCCAAAGCGACAAAGTCTAACAAAAGGGCTGGCGTGGAAAAACCGCGCGAAATTGATATGGAAACGATAGGGCTCACCCACACGGAACGTAGCCAGCTATCTAAAATGAGGCAGCACGGCCTTGTGGTGCAGCCAAAAGACGAGAGGGGCGTAAAAAAACCACGGCATTGGTTGATTACTGCAAAAGGTTGGAGCTTTTTAGGCACTCAGCCGATACCTGCAAAGGTTATTGTTTTCGATAATCAGGTGCTTGGTCACGAGGGCGGTACAACTACTATACGGCGCTTGCTCGATGATGCGGGTTTTTACGAGACAGATCCGCTCAGTACAGCCGAGGCGGCCGCTTACCACGATGTACGTACACCGACCAAGCATATAAAGCACCAGGCTGAGTATCGCGGCGGTGAAACGGGTGGCCTAGAAAAAGGCGCCCTGTATGCCATTTTGATCGAGCGGCTGCAGGTAGGCCGCCCTGTGCGCGTGCGTATATCTCTAGCTGGCAAGGCAGAGCCCACCATTTTTACATATGATGATATAGCAGCATTTCAGAAAAACTGGCGGGTGATAAAATGAACAAACCATTTGACAAGCAGGAGCTTGCAGCCCTTGCTATGCACGAGCTGATGATCCGTGAGCAAGAGAAAATGCGCCAGCGTATTGCCGAGCAGAATAAGCTCAAATATAAAACTGATGATGCCCTGCGAGAAATCGTACGAACAGGTGTGGCCAGAACAGAAAGAGAGTAGCCATGAGTGATGTAGCAAGTTTAGAACTGAGTCGTGAGCTGTATAAGCTTAGTGGGTGGAAGGACACAATCTACTGGTGGAGGTTTCACAAGCTGAACAAATTAAGCAAACTCTACACCTTTAACGAAATGGACAACGATAGGTATCGCTTTCGTAATAGCCCTGAAACACCACGATTTAACGAAGAAAATGAGTTCTTCCCCGCCTACGACCTCGGCTATCTACTGAGGAAGCTGGAAGCGTCGGAAAAGACAATAGGTATTGAGTACCACAGTTTAGAACAACCGCTATCTATGGACTTGAAAGAGTGGGCTGGATTATATACGGCCTCTACCGCAGACATGCCGCAACGTGAGTACCCATACGCTGGTGTACCCGAAGACGCCGCAGGCAAGCTATGCATTGAACTTTTCAAACGAGGTATTTTGAAGAGAGAGGGTGTATGATGTGCTGGCACAATTATGAGTATATCGGCGAAGTTGTGGCTCACCGATGGCTAGCTGGCGTGAGTGGAGGCATCCCAGTTGAGGTAATCGTGAAAGCTAAACGGTGCATGAAGTGTGGTAAAACGAAGGAGGGTGATCGGTGAAACCAACGACAATAAATGAATTTGCAGAATATTACGGTTTAGAAGTGGGCGCCGTGATACTCGCTGTCATAAAGTATTTAGTAGACGATCCTACCACGATCCACCCAGCTGTACGCGCAGCGCTTGCAGACGCTACCGCTGAGGATGTCGAGGAAGCGCTAGAAACAATTGCAGATGATATTAAGTCAACACGTAACAAGGGGGTAATCTAATGGTATTTACAAACCCATTTTTTCTAATATTAGTATTTTTTATGTTCACATCACTGGTCATCGCGAGCCAACAAGACGGCAGGCTTATGCCAGAGCGACGAGTTGACTTTACGCAGACAATGTTCAGCGTGCTGATCAACTTTCTGCTCATATTCGGGGCGGTAGTTTGGGCTGCATATCATTAAAAAACTATCAAAAAGTACTTGCAATCGTGTTACCACTATGGTAACATAAGAGAGTAAACATAAGATAAGGTTGGTTATGACATCTATAAAACTAACAATTGACGGTGGCGATGAAGTATCGGTATACCAGTACAGCGACGGTGATATCAGCCACCGATTTGATTGCCCAGTATGCGACGGCACTGATGATGCAGTCATGGGTACTGATGGCCTATGGGAGTGCCAGGCTGAAGGCTGCGGCGCGAGTGGTACTTGCGATCACTCAAGCACATCACCAGAGCTATTAACAGACGATCACCTAGGCGCTAATGGCCACACACAAACTGATACAACCTGTGCGGTGTGCGATTGGTGCGGCACGGTGGTAGATGAAGAGGTAAGCGATGAGTAAATTTATTCGTACACTATGGGCTAGCACACTACTTTGCTGGGCGAACTTGCTGCTCGATCAGATGCAAACGACGGGCGCGCTGCTAGGCTATGCTTTGCTGTTTCTGGCGTGCTACATATTAATAGGGAAATGGAGGGAGTTTTAGATGAAAAAAAATGAAGAGCCTTTGTTTGAATTATCAAAGTGTGATCTAGGTGTACATGAGTTTGCCGCTGAACCTAGCGACCGACAGCACGCTGTGCAAAACATATTAGTGCACATCAATAGCGCACAGCAAATCGAGATGATTGCAACTGATGGGTTTGTCGCCATCAAACATAGGCCAAGGCAGTTTGTTAGGCATGAATTTGACCAATTTTTGATACCAGCAACAACCTTTCAAGCAATTAGTAGGGTCATAGGGCTCATCAATGACTATTCGTATGCAATTAAAGTGTACAGCAATAGGATAGAGTTGACAGGCCTTGATCATGTAAATGATTTGGTGTATGCATTTAGGCCAATTGGCGGTGTTGACGCGAGCGACTACCCGGACGTAGATGCGGCGCTGGCGGAATACAGCAGTAGCAAAATATTTACAGCCCCGAAGCTCAATGTAAAATTTCTGTTGAAACTGAGCAGATTTGTGTCATCGACAGCCACTGATGGCAAGCAGGATCTAGTGATTAAAACTAGTGGTAAGCTGGCGCCAGTAATATTTGAAAACAGCACTACCTACATTGCCGTAATGCCACTAAAACATTAAACTATAAGGATGAAACATATGCAGAAAACAGTCATAGCATCACCGTACACCCACACGAGGATCAGTAAGGCGTATTTGGCAAAGTTAGAAAAACTTGCAAAGAAAAACAAGCGCAAAAATATTCAACAGTTACATCACTTAATTGATGAGGCAGCCAAGAAATGAAAACTAGAATTGTAGCAAGCACACTATCAATAGCAATCGTAACTATAATGGGGGTAACAGCATACATGCAAGAACCAAACCTAGACATCACACCAGCAAAATCAAACGCCTCAGTATCTGAAACAGAGCCTACCGACGCTGTTACGGCAGACGTTGAGCCTGCGACTGATACCACAGCCGGTGCAGCTGTCGCGGCCACAACAGAGCCTGAGCAGCCTAGCGAGCCATCAACACCCGATCCACAACCCCAACCAGCATCATTTAAATATGTTGCCGAAATGGATGCAGTGGGTATATCTCAGAACGACTATGGCTATGTAACAGAAATGCTGCTCGATGAGAATGGATGGCGTACGTCGGGTGACAACCTATGGCGTGGGTTTAATGACATTGACGGTAGCCTAAAAGACCGACTGAACTATGCCTCGACGTGGGTACGCACTAACTACGGCTCATGGGCTGCAGCATATCAACAGTATAAAAACACAGGGAACTTTTAAAGCTATGCCAATTCACATACCTATACAAGACCAGAGCGTTGAAACAAAAGTAGTAGTACGATTTAAATAGCCGAGTACTGGTGTAGGGTGCACATCTGCGAGGGCACCCTACACACAGGTACGATCGTGCTTCATCATATCGTAGAACACAGGGGGTAAAATGCCCTCGTTTTTCTTTTCGCTCATGGTATACTTGAAGTGGAATAAATAGGCAACTTTACAGCCATGACAACACACAAGAAACAGCCAGATAAGGCGATTACCCCTGTTGATACTGCCATACCAGTAGGCAAGGTTATTAAAGCTAAGGCTGAAAAACTGAAAAACAATCAAATTCTAAATTGCCCAAAATGTAACAGAGCATACAAAAAACAAGATAGCCTAGATGCCCACACCAAGGGGTGCACAGGTGGAAAAGGCAACAATGGTGGTGCGCGCGAGGGATCTGGTCGTAAGCCAGGTGTTGTATCACCAGAAAAGCAAAAGCTCAAACTACAAAAAGAATTGATGATAGCCACTATTGCCGCACGTACCAATGAACTATTAGCATCACAGTTCAGAATGGCGCTAGGGCAGACGCAATTGTTTATGCGGGAAAAAGTACCAATGGGCGAGCTTAAGCGCGGCCAGGCACCTCGTGGCAATGAAAAATGGACGTTTAAGGTAAGCAAGGTGCACGATGAAGCTGATTTTATGATTTACCTCAGCCTACCACACGATGCTCGCGGCCACGCGAAAGATAAAAGCACTGGCGTGGAATATTTCTACATGCAGAGCAAGGGCGGCAACTACCTAGCTCTCACCAACTTGCTCGACCGTGCGTATGGCAAGCCAAAAGAAAACATTGAGCTCGGCGAAGATCCTGAGGCGCCACTGCCCGTACACGGTACCGGCACCACCACAGAGCTGCGTAAGGCGTTGGTGTCTATGGTGAAACAACAGATTAAGGATGGGAAGTAATGAAATCATCAACAGGCGTGCATTTTATGAGCGAGCGAATGGACTGGAAAACCCCTAAAGCTGTGTACCAGGCATTGTATGCTGAGTTTGCATTCGATCATGATCCATGCCCAGCAACCTGGGATGGCTTGATTGATGGCCTAACAAGTACGTGGGGGGGGGGCGAACTTCGTAAACCCACCTTATGGCAGAGAGCTGCCAAAATGGGTAGCCAAGGCCTACGAGCAATGGCAGGAGGGCAAAACTGTCGTGTTGCTTATACCTAGTCGTACTGATACTCGCTGGTGGCACGATTACTGTATGAAAGCCACGGAAATACGTTTTATTAAGGGGCGCCTCAAGTTTGACGATCAGCCAAACCCAGCACCATTTCCGAGCTGTTTGGTGATATTTAGAGGTAACAATGCTGCCAGCAGTTGAAACACCCATCGACGAAGACGAGCTGCTACCGCAAGAGCTGATAAACCTGCAGGCAGATAGCCGCCTAGCGTGGATCATTGAAAACAATATGGTTACAGAGACTGGCGAGCCGCTAGACTTTTTCGACCACTCATTTTTGGTAGATATTTACGACGACGATAGTGATGATATTGTAGTTATTAAGAGTGCCCAGGTGGGCGGTACAATTTGGGCAACAGTAGCCAGCGCACACGAGGTAAGCTTTGAAGGGCGCAACAGCATTTATGTATTCCCTACCAAGGGCTCTATTGTCAATGACTTTGTGGTGCCAAAGGTAAACCCACTGATAGAGCGCAATAAATTCATCAGCCGGCACATCAAGCAAGATACTCAAAAGCTAAAACAATTTGAAAATAATTTCTTGTTCTACCGTGGTGCGTTCGATGAACGTGATGCCATTTCTATTAGTGCCGATACTGTATGGAGCGACGAGTACGACCGCTCAAACACGCGTGTAGTGCGTACCTACCGCTCACGTACAGAAAACAGCAAGCACCCACGCTTTCGCACGTTCAGCAACCCTAGTGCAAAAGGCTTTGGGGTTGATTACCTTTACCAAGGCTCAGACCAAATGCACTGGATTGTTACATGCGAGGCGTGCGGGCATGCTTTCTATCTCGATTGGGATCCTGCCGAAACTACTGGCATAGACCCTCGCTGTCATACCATTGATACTGCACGAAAAATATACGTGTGTGGTGGCTGCGGCGAAGAGATTACAGATACTGCTCGTCGCAATGGTGAATGGCGCGCACGCTATCCTAAGCGCACACGCAGAGGCTACTGGATTAACCAGCTCATGCGCCCTGATCGTGGTGCTGCGCGTATCATGCAGCAGTGGGAAGATGACAAGAATATACCTGGCTACGTGTATAACTTCATCTTGGGCAAGGCCTATACGCCAGCTGATGCGCTAATAGACCGATCCCTATTTGTGAACGCGAACACTGGTGCATCCATCGCCAAGACCGATGTGTACATCGGTGTTGACGTTGGGCACACCAAACACATCATTGTAATGACGCCTGAGGGTGTGGTGGATGTAATGACATTCAAAGACTGGGATCAGGTAGAGGCGTTGTTTTTGACGCTGGGCGCTAAGTGCATGGTGATAGATGCCATGCCAGACATCACTGTGCCGCGCCAGTTGGCCGATAAGTACCCAGGACGTATATACTTGGCTGAATTTGATTACAACAGCACACGCAAGAAAATAACCAAGTTCAACCCTACCAATCGCCCAGGCTTTGTGAAGATACAGCGCACTGACATAATGGACTTGATAGTGCGAGAGCTGCGTACGCGTACGATGCAGCTGCACCTGCCAGGCGATAAGCTCGAACAGCTAATAGAGCATAGTATTGTCATGGTGCGTATACAGGAAAAAGACGACGAGGGCAAGGGCAAGCTGAAGATATTTTGGGTTACACAGGGTGAGGCGCCCGATCACTTTTGGTTTGCATTGGTGTATGCGCGCGTGGCAATGATGCGCGGTGCCGTAGAAAAAGGCACCACCAGCACAAATACCACTACAAGCACAAGCAAAACTGGTGTAAAATATAACCAGACTACTAGGCAATACGATGGCCTGGTGCCTGACTACAAGAAGAAATTACTTAAATCAGCGAGAAAGTATAGGGGTAAGGCGCAATGAGGAACAGTAAAGAGTGGGTTGTGATCATACTCGCACCTGGCCAAAGCATGCGCCCTAAACGCTTGCGCTGCACGTTTGTGCATTGCGGCCGTACCATGATGGCGGTAAATCGTGAGGTTGCTGTTGTACTCGCGAACAATAAAGGTGTTCACTGGGGCGACCTGCCCGAAGACGTTACGGTGATTGAACACAAATGTAGGGGGTGTGAGCACTATTACAAAATATACACACCGGAAACTGTCAACGCTAGTAATCAGCTAAACACTATGATAGAGGCACATAAAGATGTATAATTGCAATTATAAGGCCAGCAGCCAAAGCTGTTGGTAATTTATTTATGAATGAGAATAACCCAAGCAACAAAGCATTTCTAGCAGAGCAGAAACAGGCGCAAGAGCTGTTTAATATTGACGCAACAGATAGCGAGATTACATCGACGCTACGCAATCGCATAGCTGCGAGCGAGAAATTTTACGAGAGCGACCCAGCATACAAGCTGGCACAGACACGTAAAAGCAATGCGCAGATGCTATTCGGCGACCACTACAAAGCTGGCAAATACCCAACCTTGCGTGGTAGCTCAATACAGTACCAGGAATCTCAAATATATGCGGCCATTCAGACTATCATAAGCTACGTTACTTCACGTATACCAGAGGTTGAGGCGCGACCGTGGAACGATAGCGTTGCCGGGCGTATGATTGCCCGAGACTTTGCAAAATACGCACAGGCGCACGGCGAAGAGCACGACATTAAGGGCAAGGTAGAGCGAATGCTTTACGACCTAATGCAGAAGCGTGTTGGTGCTATCAAGTTTGTGTACGATGTCGGCTATACTAAAGGCCGCGGCAATGGTGAAATATGCCCAAGGCATATTGACCCAGCACGTCTAATATTCGATCACAACGCAGGCATTGACGATAACCCGAACTTTATTGCCGAGAAGATCCCGAGCACTGTAGGCGAGCTCTGCGATATGTTCGAGGATAAGAAGGACGAAATATATGAGATGTACGGCATCAAAGTCGGTACACAAAAGCAGCTCGATACCAAGGTAGACTACTTCGAGGTATGGGTCACTGGCCGCGATAAAAAGGGTAAACCTCAAGAGCAGTTGGTAATATTCCTCGGCGGGCTCGTGCTGCTGAAGACACGCAACCCACACTGGCTATACGATGTAGAGCAAGAGACGCTCGCGAATCACCTACCGATGCCACCAAAGCCATACCTGACCATTAACCTGCTCAATGATGGCAGTAACAAAGTAGACCAAACATCACTCATCGAATTAGTTGCACCGCAGCAGCACTCTCTCAACCGGCTAAAGCGCCAGATACTTGAGGCCAGTGAAAAATATGGCGGGCTCAACGTATTTAGTGGCGAGGCAGTCGATAAGGAAGATGTCGAAGATCTCAACTTCGATGGCGATGAAAGCATTATTGTTGATGCTGAAGATGTACGCGGTGCCGTGAATAAAGTAGCGCCAACATTCCTACCGCAATGGCTCGAGAATGTCGCAGCAGACCTAGTGAACACGATACACAGTATCATTGGTACACCACCGAACATGCGTGGTGATACTTCAAAGAGCGATACGCTTGGTGAGGCTATCATGGAGCGCGACCAAGCTGAGGGACGACTAGAGCCGCTTGTACGAGGCCTTGATAATTTCTTTAATCAGTACTTTTCAATGCTCTACCAGTTTATGAAGGTGCACTACACAGAGGAACACTGGCAAAGTATTGCCGGTGAAGATGGTACTTTTGACTACGTAATGATGCAGCGTGATCGCCTAGCTGATGGCATGGATGTCTACGTAAAGGGCGGTAGCATGCTACCTCTCGACGACAACCGTATGGCCAACGTAGCGGTGAAACTCGCTGACATGGGGCGTATCAGTAACCTTGATCTATTCAAGCTACTCAAGCTACCAAACGCTGAGGAAATGGCACAAAACCTTATCAAAGAGCAAATCGACCCAACACTGCTTGTAAAGAATATGCAAGAGACTGAGGGCGATCGCACAGCCTTCATGGATTACGAGGTGATTAAGAGCGGCAAATATGCAGCCCCACGCGAAGACCCTGAGGCTGGCCACATTGACACCCACCGCGAGCAAATGATGCGCGATGAGTATACCACTGGCATGGATAAAGACGGCAACGTAGTATGGGATGCACCGAAACGGCAAGCGTTCGTTGCTCACGTTCGCGCCGAGATGGATAGCTTGGCACGTCGCGCTGAAGTACTGCAGGCCAAGGTTGATGCAGATGAGGCACTACAAACGCCTGGTATGCCTGCCCCATTGCCTGGCGAGACTGATGTTGATGCACCGCCACCAATGCAACCGCCAATGCCAGATGGCGAGGAACCTATGCCACCACAACAAGAACCACCAGCGCCATCACAGGCTGCACCGGGGGCTGTGGCACCTACCCCTGCGGCACCTGCGCCTATGCTACAATAATGCTATAGCCTGAAATACGGTCAAGCGCTCTTGAACGTACCAGCGCGAGCTAGGGTTATCAGCTGGGGGGCTGGCCGATGGGTGGCGAACCCAACAATACATCCCGTGGTACCTCCTACCACGAAGAAAATCACTCGTAGCCACACCTGGCATGGAGTGATTTTTTATATCGTGGTATACTACTTATGTAAACAACGTAATATATCACGGAGTAAATAGGCATGCAACCAAATAGCCAACCCGAACCCGCTGCCCCTGCAGCACCAACACCAACAGAACCAACCCCAGCTGCACCTGCAGCACCAGAGCCAGCGGCACCCGCTGAGCCTGTAGTACCTGCACCACGTACGCAGGATCCTGTCGATCATTCAGCACCTACCCCACCAGTAGACCCAGCAGCACCGCCAGCAGATCCTGCGGCGCCTGCACCAGATGACCCAGCCACGCCACCCGATCCTGCAGCACCTGTAGAGCCAGATGCAGCCGCACTGGCCGGTGAGGTCGAAGATGATGATTTGAATACGCAAATAGAAGCTGCAAAAGCTGCAAACCCCGACGGTGCATTGCCAACCGGCGTAAACCCCGACGGGACTATTGACCCACTACTGTATGCCTATGAGAATATGCCAGACATAGTAGTGCAAGGTAAAGAGGGCGTGAAGGGTGAGATTAAGCAGTACACAATAAAAACCGCCGATGATCTGCCTGATGATTTCCGCTTCGCGAACGACAAGGAACGCATGTCATTTGCAGGAAAACTGCAAGAGAATATGAACGCCGCCAACACGCTCATTAACGAGGCAAACGCTCATAACGAGGCTCGCATACAACAAAATGAGCGCCGTGAATTGCTCACTACTCAGAAGAGCGAGCTCGATCAGCTGATCGCATCAGGAAAACTGCCGGCCATTACCGCTAAGCCAACCGATGAAAACTTTATGCAAGACCCTGGCGCAATGCGTGCTCAACAAGTACTTGATCACATGAGGGCAATGAACGAAGAGTTTAAGGCATCTGGTAGTAATCAAGTTGTTACCTCTGTTGCATTAGCTCTACGTGATCTTGAGGCCTCTGAGGCTATTGCCGCGCGTGATGGCCGTATGGGTACCATTAGCGATACTCGCAATAACGTCAATGCCAAGATTAATGGTGGCAACCAACCGGCGCAGCCATCAGCCAATGCAAATGCTCAAACAGTGCACAAAGATGTGCAGAGCGCGCTACGTGCAGCGCGTCGTAAGCACGGTATATAGAAGATAATATTAATTAGAAAGTGAGATATAACATGCCAGAAAATACAACTGAAACACCACAGCGCGAACTGACATTCGGTGAGAGGGCTGTAGGCCTTAACTTTAACCCAAGCGGTAATGTCCCTGTGCAGCAAATCAAAGAGAAAGCAGCCGACCTGATCGACTGTTTGAATGATTACCGAAATGCAACTGAGGATGGTGAAATTAAACGCCAGCTGTCTATTGCCATAACCGATGCACAAACTGCTCAGATGTGGGCTGTAAAAGCCGTTACCTGGCTTTTGTAAAAAGCACTTGCATTGTAATATGTGCTTATGATATATTACAAACATAGAGGCACGCAGCCACACCCTGCGTGCTTTTTAAATATTAGAATTAAAATGAGGTAAATAGCATGTTATCTGAAACAGTAACAACTATCACACAAAACGATGTGCTGCCTACCATCGTAAACCAAGTGAGCAACAGCACAGTCTGGCTCGCTCGCCTTTTTGGTGAGTTGGTTAGCGATTGGAACGGCGCAAACTACCGCGTACCAGTGCGTGTAGCAAAGAAAACTAATGGCTCAAGCTTTACTGGTATGACCCCTTGGGACACCAGCACGGGTAACAATGTTCGTTACCTCGAATTTGCTGTACAAGCTTATGCTGAACCTGTGGTCATCCCTGGTATTCAGCGAGCAATCAACGCTCAAGCTGGTGACAACCAGGTATTGAGCTACGTGAGTGAGAAGATGGACGAGGCACGCGAAGCAATGCGTGACAACCTCGGTAACATGTTCTACGGCGTAGGTGTTGGCGACGACTTTGACGGCCTTGAAGTTGCCGTTGATGCCGGTACCAACGCGACCAGCTACGGTGGTATTACCCGCGCTAGCTACTCATGGATGGTATCAACAGAAGACACAACTTCAACAGCAATTACGTTGGCATTAGCATTTGCTAACTTCGACAACGTGAGTGCAGCTGGCGACGAAGAGGAAGCGCCTACCATCGGTTTGACCACTAAAACTTTGTTCCGTACGCTAGAAACGGCTATGAACAGCCAAATTCAAGCGCACTATGTATCTACTGCGATCAGTGGCTACAACAAGGTTAGCGGCCGAACGCCAAAGGGTGAATTGGTACCAGTAGCAGAACTTAAGGGTGCAGCTGGCTTTAACGCCATCTCACTACGTGGTCGCCCAGTCGTCGCTGATGACAAAGCGCTCAGCGGTAAGTTCTACTGGTTGAACGAGAATAAGCTCGAGTTCCGCAGCCTTAAGGATGACACTCTGCGCCAGGTTTCAACAACACCTGAGGTAGATGATGTTAGCGGCGAGTTTACAAGCTCACCTATCCAGTTCCGCGATATGATGAAATCAATCAACCAACACGGTGAAATTGGTGCATTCCTCATCTTCGGTCAATTCGTCAACCGAGCACCTCGACGCCAGGGTAAGCTCATAAACAAAACTTAATAGGGAAGAGGGAGACTAAAACCTATGCGTTCACAAGTATTAACACAGTCTGACATTCTAGATGTGGGTACAGTACAGTTGCACCCACTCGGCCAAGAAGGTACCGATGAAATCGGTCGCAAGTTCCGCTATGCGAAAGCTGGTGGTGCGGTCGGTGCCGGCACACTTGTTGTGGCTGCAGCTAACACTGCAAACCACGTTGGTGCGCGAGCCACAAACTCAGCAGCAATTGGCGATGAAGTAATCGAGGTAACAGTTGGTGCTACGGCAGTAACTGAGG